CCCACAGCAGAAGCGAATGCAATTAATTTACTTGTATCCATAATTTTCTATACCTTTCCAATGTTGTAGTACATTAACAAATCAGGAATTTCCTGACATGCTCCACCCTCGCTTGCAAGTCTTTCTGCAAGCTGTTTTTTTACTTCTTTTGCGATATCCAGCTCCTTAAGAGCATGGACTTCCTCTGTGACCAATTCTTTATCTGAAGCCACTATCTTGATGTGGGTTTCTTTGTCACTTGGGAAAATATACCCACCAGCGCTAATCTCTAAGCGGTATTTCCCAATTGGCAAGATAGCGTCCAGATTAAAATTCACGCTTGAGTTCGTAACAGTTACCTTCTTCTTCCATTGGTACTTGCCCATGGTAAGACTAACGACCGTCACCTCCCCCTCCAGAGAGGGGACAGCTCGGTAATCTTCGTCTAAGAGGACAAATCCAAAGGTAGAAGCCACATCACCCTGTTTGATGAGGTAACCGCCGTCAACTTGAGCAAGATTAGTCGTATTGAGATTACAGACCATTCTGCGCCCCTTTCTCATCTTCAACTAAGATGTCGTCTCTAATCTGCAACGCTTCAAAATTGTTGTACAAGTGGTCTATGTAGCCATTGCCACCAAGATCCTTGTAGCTATTGTGCATGTTCTCCACTACATAGAACTCATCCTTGGTTGTAAATCCACGACGGATAGCCCTGCGAATATCACGATCAAGGCGCATCCTCATTGTTACAAGGTGCGCATCGTCGTGTAGTTTTAGCTTTGCCTGTACTTCGTCAATTTTGGCGTTGTTCTCGTCAGCAGTAATCTGGACATCTTTGATTTGACCCTTAACATCTTCAATTTGTTTGTTTACATCTTCGATTTGTTTCTTGGCATCGCTGACCTCGGAGATGATTTGGTCTGTCTGTTCCTTTGTCTTTTTGGGCATTTTGTAACTAAACCAAGCTACGATGATTGGCGTTGCAACTGGTAAAACATTCATGAAGAAATGCTCAACGTGTTGTAAGACGTCCATAGGCACCTCCATTATTGGTTAGGCGCAACTGTTGTAGCAGAAGGTTCTGTTACTGTTGGAGTTACGGTAGGTGTCGGAGAAACTGCAGCTGCTGGGGGGGCATTCGTAGGCTCATTTTGTTCTTTAGGCTCGTACTTCCATGCTGCGCCATATCCATTACGTTCAAGACGTCCATTACGAATAAAGTCGCTTGCAGGCTCTCCATTATAAGTAAATTCACGGTTAAGTTGTACCAGAACCCTCTTACCTTCACCATCTACCTCAACATGTGCTGGGTCTTCAATGGTAATCAAGTCACCTGGCATATAGTGTTTACCTACTTCAGCTGATTGAATTAAATCAACTAAAACTTTATAAGCTGTTCCGTACTGAAGCAATTTTTCGGTTATCAACGTTAAAACTAATGCGTAGCTAACCTTACCGTAGTGGTCACTTTCAATCTTGTTCTGTTGAATTACTTGGTCTGTAGCAGTTTGCTTAACTTCGGCTTGTGCCAATTTCTGCTCAGCCTGCTCGAGCTGCGCTTGTGCTTTAACGATTGCTGAACCTGGATCTAGTTCAGCTTTTAGGATATCGAGCACCGCTTGAATCAAGACATCTTCTGGTTCACTTGTGCGATCTCCTAAAAGTTCGCGCATGTTCGTACTGTAACGATTGCCTTCTGATAAACGAATTTCAACTACTGTCTTGATATTATCTCCAAATCCTCGAATATAAGGCTTGCTTGCTAGTTCATAATTATTAATTGCCATTTGTCATATTTCCTTTCACTTCTTCAAATAGCTCTTTTAGAGCTGGGTCGTATTCTAGAACCTCTTTCATCGTGTGCAATTCACTTGCTGCATACAAATAAAGAGCCTCATTCTTAGCTGATTCTTGCTCACTGACTGCTAGTTTTTTAGTCAGTGAATCAAGTGTTAACTGATTTACTACTGCGTCCATGTTGTTATTCATGCTATTGTTTTCTCCATTTTTTCTATTTTTTGATTTAACTCTTGGATGGCCTTGATTAAGTAAGGTACCAGCGCAAATGTGTTATATGTGTAAACTCCATCTGGAGCCTCACGAAAAGCGTCTGGAGCGTACTTCTGCACATCTTGAGCCATGATACCGCATGAGATATCCTCTACCTCATTATTAAATTCTTTTCGGTAACTATACGTTTTCAAACGATTAATAATATCAATCCCTGAAACACTACTCTCTTGAATGTTTGATTTCAGTCTGCGGTCAGAAGTATCGTTCGAAACTAGGAAATAATCTCTTTCCCTATTGGCTTTTTCCAGATAAAAATAATATGTACTGCTTCGTCCAATCTTCCTGTATTGACTAGAATAAATCCAAGCACCACCATCATAAATGATGTTACCAGTTACTTTTAGGTCCCCATTTATAACGGGTGTTTTCCAAAATTCAGCGGTGTTATAACAATACATCTTGCCATTATTTTTAACGAACCATGCATAGTATCCAGGTTCGTTCCAATTGTTTCCCCAGTTAACCCAGAGAGCTGTTCGTCCACTACCACCTTCACCATCTCCCATTCCAACCGAGAAGTGATTGCGTCCAGTTATCCAACGTCCAGAACCTGAATCATGCGTTCCGAGCTGGAAGCCACCAATCCATCCCTTATAGCCTTCTAAAACAGTTGAGCTAGAAATGACGGACTCGATTCTTGTCGCGAAAATGCGTTTAGAAGTCAGTTGGTCAATAAAAGCTTCATTTGCAGTGATTTTTCTAATGAGCGCATTATCAACTTTCAACTTCTCAGCCGTTACTGCTTCAGCGTCTAAAATCGTAGTCGTGACGGAACCAGCTTCAAAATTGGCCGTTTTCAGCTTATCGACCATGGCAGACTTGATAACAGCATTGTCAATCAAGGTCTCTCCAGTGATGTGAGTCAGCTTACCAACGAATCGGTTATGGCCATTAGCACCCAGATTGATTCCTGAGATAATATCTCCAGCAGAGTTGATGTTTTGAACCGCCCACGAACCAGCTAACTGTCTTTGAACGGTTTTCAGACCTTCATTCTTAGACACCTCAACCTGAAACAACTGATTGGTCAGAGCCATGCGAGCGACCTTATTCGAGATATCATTCTCGTTGCTACCGATAATCCGCTCATATAGCTGACTAGTCTCTCTGACTCGCTGGAAGTCTGTCTGATTAGCCTTGCCAGCTATCTGCGATGTGATACTTGAAAATTGGCCATCTACTGTCTGCTTATACTGAGCAATCTTTGAAGCAATATCATTGCTCGTCTGTGTGCTTATCGCACTAAATCTACGCTCAAGACCTCGCACATCTTCTTGATAAGCCGATTTCCCAACGTAGTCTCTAGATATCTGCTCACGTACAGCCGTCGCTTGTCTCGCGCTCTCCTCACGAGTATAGCGCTGTAGGGCTTCCTGTCGCTGACTGTCCTGACCGACATAGCTTTCAACCGCTGCTAGCTTCATAGACAGACCTTCGGCGGTCTTCTCAAATTCAGACTTAGCAGCTATAAGATCCGTCTTACCATCTTCGGGGGCAGGACCCGCATCTATACGAGTAGAACTTCTAGTCAATTCAACCTTGCGAAAGGCTACATGGCCAACCTCGTTATAACCAAGAATAATTCGCCAGAAATCAAAATTTTCAGGCTTGGTCAATGCTGGTATAGTGACTTGATAAGTCTGCCAGTTAGACGTGAGATTGAAATTGCCATGCATAATTTCAGGATTATCGGAAACTGTACGGTTGGCCCTTAATGATAGCCAAACACTTGAAGAGCCAGAGTAGCAAATTCCTTGAAACGAAAGTGTGTAGGTTTCGCCGATTTCTAAATCGAGAAGAGCTGTCGAACTCTTACCTGAAGTTATACTTCCTTCTTTTGAATAGATTTGCATCTGCTTCCAAGTGTTGGTCGTTCCTTTGACGTTGTACTCACCGTTTGAGATAGTCCAATCTTGTGGACTATTATCTCCTTGAGTATAGTACCAAAGTCCCCTTGAAAAATCGTAGTCTTCAGCATAGTTGCGACTACCGACCTTCATTTTTGAAAATTCTTCACGCAATTTCCCTGCTTCAGCCACAACTAAGGTCTTATCTGCTTTATCCTTGGTTGCGTTCAGGATTTCCTGACGGATAGAGCCAGCCTGCACCT